ATCATTACTCCTGCTGCGTACGCAGTTCCTATCCTGGGAACTATTTGTGCCGGCAGTGGTATTCACTGCGAAGAAAACTTTCAAGGTCACTTCTATGTGGATCATACTATAAAAGCCGATTACTGCCTTAAGGTTAAAGGTGACTCTATGATAGATGCTGGTATTTATGATGGTGATTTTGCATTCATTCGCAAGTCCTTTGATTATTCCGATGGAGACATTTACGCTGTATGCTGGGGAGCAGAAGAATCTGCATCACTTAAAAAATTATATAAGATGGACGATAAAGTAATGCTTCAACCTTGTAATTCAGATTATGCTCCTACTCTTGTAGATGCAGATGATATTTATATAGTTGGAGAGTGTATAGGAACTTATCACGCTAGGTAATAATATTGGTCGTTACTTACAATTTACTCGTGATTTGCTCGTGATTTTATCAATTTGGCATTACGATTCATTGTCTAAATGTTTGAATTTCAATGGATATATTGTTTTTTTATACTCGTGATTTGAAAGGTGGTATTAACATGTGTAGTACATCAGAAAAAATTAGATACGCGTTATTTGATTACATATTACCTATAGCGTTTATGTTTCTAGCTATCTTTTGCAGAGATTATTATCTCGTCTCATTTAATTACCTTGGATTCGCTTTTTTAACTGCAGGGTTTTTAACATCTAAAGGTGCATTTGCAATTTTCATTCCAATGATTGTATGTGCGGTTGTTTGGATCGCAGGATATTATATAGGTTTTGATTATCAGTATTATATGACTGTAGCTGGGCTAGCCAGCTTTCCTATTGGATCGATTTTAATTAATATCTATGCTGCGAGGGCTTGATGAAAAGATACAAATTTACAAAGACATTTACATACGATGGCAAACGATATTACATCCGGGCAAACTCTGAACTAGAGCTTGGAATGAAATATCAGAAAAGGCTCGAGGATCTTAAGGCTAACCATGTAATTATTAATTCTAATATGACGCTTGGAGACTGGGCTAGGAAATGCGTTGAGACTTACAAGACTAGTTCTAGCGAAGATGCTCGTGATAGGTATTTAGATTTTACAGAGAAATATATAGTTAGTGAGATTGGTCATTATAAACTTAAGGACGTGCGCCCTATAATGTGCCAATCTCTTATTAATAAGTATGAGGGTATGAGTAAATACACCATAGGGCAAGTGTATCAGAAGCTTAATTTCATATTTAGAAAAGCCGTAGATAATGGTTTGATTAATTCTAATCCGGCTGCAGATATATCTAAACCTACAGGCACATTAAATAAAAGGCGCTCTCTAACCTCTGAGGAGCAAGAGATATTTGTTAAATGTGCATTAAAGCACCAGTACGCTATATACTTTATGCTAATTTACCTATGTGGCTGCCGCCCTTCTGAGGCAGCAAAGATAAAGTATGAAGATATAGTTGTCAGTAAAGAGCGTAAATATATTCATGTACGAGGAACTAAGAGCGCAGCGGCCGATAGATATGTACCTCTTCCGGATATGCTGAGTGATTTACTTACTGAATCTACCGGCTATTTAATCACCACATCACAGAACAATACATTATCCCATAAAAAGAGATTGTTTGCTTGGAAAAGTCTTGTACGAGATATAAATATAGAGATGGGCTGCAAGATGTATAGGAATCAGCTTATACCACCTTATCCTTTTGGTGATGATTTATCCACATATTCACTCAGGCATACGTATTGTACCAATCTGCAGAAGAAAGGTGTTGATATTCGCACCGCTCAATATTTGATGGGTCACTCTGATATTAAGATGACTGCTAATATATATACTCATACGACATTAGATAGTCTTGATGATAGCTGGGATATGATTAACGCAAAGTAAAACGCACGGATAAATCCGTGCGTTTATTATCTTTTACTCATTCTGAATCTGATTTTAATTATGTCTATTTCTTGAAGCCTTCCGATTTTCCCGCCAAGGTCAGTTTTTTGTAAGTGCAGGATTTTATCTAGCCTAACAGACGTTGGCTTGGAAAGCCCGGCTTCCTGCCACTTTTCAATACGATATTCACGCACATTGTCTCCTCTATCAGTTCCTGTCATTTTAAAGCTAATAATAACCGCATTTGACTCGTCTATAATCAGTACCGGTCTTCGCTTTACCTCGTCAGAATCTTCAAACACAACATGTGCCCAGTGAATTTCCCATTTTTTAACAGTCATATTCTTTAGGCAGAACTAGATATCCATTATCATTTCTATGCCCGATTACCTCGCAATCCGATAAATCTAACTCTAAGTGTTCTAAAACATCATGCTTGCAGAAATACTCCTTTATTAGTTCGTTCGGTATAGCTACGTGTAGATTTCCGTTATAGCATTGTGCCCATGGTCCCCCTAGTTTGTGCGTCATGTTTCTTAACGTGGTTGCACTGTACCTGCCTTTATCAAGAGCTACATCGAGCATTACTTCTTTTTCTTCGTCAGTGTATTTAGATATATCAAAATCACCGCTAAAGTCTTTTATAGGATTATTTTTGTTTTCTTTAAATTCGCAATAAACCGAAGGGACTACTGGACCGTGTATCCACGCCTCTATACCTTCTGAGAATAAAGGTTTTCCGTTTGTTTTTAGGAACTGGCCTTGTGCATAATATGTAAGCTTATTAAGCTTCATATTTGTTAAATCGTTTTCTTCATCTTCTTTATCGCTTAATAGATAAATAAAGAAATTAGCAACATCTATAGCTTTTAACATATTACATGCCTCCTTCCTTTTTTTATCAGTTAATTATATCATCAATTTTAAATTTCTTGCTATTGATTATTTCAATAGTTGCTTTTATAAAGTAAAAGATGCCACCATAGAGGAAGCATCTCTCAACCGCAATCAGTACGGTTCTCTCTGGCCTTTCCTAGACTTACAGCGCTGGCATTCCGCGAGCGTCTTATCGCTAGGTGCTATTAAGTTTATAGCCTCATCCGCCTGCTGATCAGTGCAGCGACTACTACTATAAACGCTATATAATAAAGGTGTGCTGTGGGCAATTTCTCGTCCCTGGCTACCGTTATTATCTTGCTACCGCCTGTGTGTGCTAGCATGTAGGCGGCGCAGAACCACATATTCATGGGTATATGTGGGTAGGGCATCACACTGCCCAGTCCTAAATTAGACATAGAGCCCAAAGGTCATCTATGTACGTTCGATGGTGATTATATATTATATTTTTTCTTGTTTCAACTACGGCAGAGTGCGAGGTGCAACACTGGGTGCAACATTTCATATGTCAATTCGTGCCACTTTAGACCATTAGCCATATCGTTTGTTGCCTTTTGCTGAAATAAAAAAGCCTTATACATGCTTGAAATTACAGCATTTACAAGGCTTTTAATTTTGGAGCTGCTGGCGAGAATCGAACTCGCAACCACTTCATTACGAGTTAATTCTGAATCGTGTATTTTTCAATATTTGCGTTGATTTTTGCAACACGTTTTATCAAATACGTTCTAATTCACATCCCCTTGGTTTTTTTGGGAGCATTTCTATGATTGTCATTCTTTGTTTGATTCCGTTTTTTCCGCCTAAACCTTCGTATATTTCAAATTGCGATTTTAAATTCTCGTATTCATCCAAATATGCAAAGCCGCGATTTATAACCTCATCACATACAGGTTCGAGTATGTCGTGGAGAAGCCACATCACACCTTTTACAAGGCACTCGTTAATAACATTTTCCTCTTTTTGTTTTTTTATCAAGTACCTTATGTACCCTCCTAGCATGCCGACAATGGCTCCGATAATCAAGTTAATAATAGTGCTCATTGCAGAGTTGCATGCTGTTATCATCATTTGATATACACCTTGCTTCCCTGGCGAGCGCAAATCCATCCGGATGGAATGCGCATCCAATCTCCTCGCATTTCTAAACAGGTTACCTGAGTACCTGCACGCAAGCAAGCCATACTTCCAGCGAGTGCATGCCTCTTGCCATCTGCGGTCAGTTCAGAATATGCACGCTGCCTATATCCTGTTCCTGGACCAGTTCTTACGCGCATATCAGAAATTAATTGGTACGTTCTACCTGCGGCATATGCGCTCGTGTTACTAGGTGTATATGTAGGCGCTGATGTTGCTCCTGATTTCGTGAGATAATCCATACAAACCCATCCACCAGCTCCTACGGATCTACCCCAGTTGCCGCTCATTTCTACAATTCGAAGCGGCGTGCCATTCGATAATGTAGTTATCCTAGCATAGTTTGTTCCGGGTCCTTTTCTTACATTAAGACCAACAGACGAATTAACATGATATAGCCCATAGTCTCCAGAGCTAGCGCTTTGCGGTGCTGTGCTTACTCCATCAAAATTCGGTCTCACAAACCCTCTTATATATCTGCCGTTGATAGGTACGCTTCTATATCCCACAACGGACGCTGCACCCTTGTTTCCTTCAATAACGGTAATCATTCCGCCACCAACAGATACGACCACGCCTACATGGTCTGGTCCACCTACGTTATCGCCATATCCGGAATCCTGCCAATCATACAGGATTAGATCTCCAGGACTCGGAGTGTATGAATCGCTTTCAAGCCATATGCCCATCTGCTTAGCTTTAGAAACCATTGTTCCACAATTTGCGCTGACCGGGATTAGATTTCCAATTCCTAACTCGTATGCCCAAGCGGACACAGACGCAGCGCACCACGGTGCAACATAGTTCATTGGCCAGCCATCTGGTTTATGCTGGTTAAAAATATCGATAAGGCGGCGATGTTTAGCTGAACCTCTAACCGCTCCGAGATAACTAACTGCCGTCTGTACGAACTGCTGTCTTGTTGCCATTAGCCTTTCGCCTCGCTTTCCTCTTCGTCCTCGTTATCTTCGCTTGTCTTTTCCTCGTTGATAACCTCTTCATTTGTATTTGCCTCTATGACAGGCTGTTTATTTACATAGTTATCAACATGCTGTACGTATTCGTTTATTTTTTTAGCTTCCTTTAAGTAATCCAGCAGTTCTTGAGACTGCTTCGCCTCTTCACTGTAATTGTGATTGAAGTAATGGTTCACCGCATACGATATCGCAAACGCAATTACATATGCTACCTTACCTATCACTGTGTCGCTAATTACCGGGACATTAACACCAAATACCATTAGTACAGCGATTACACCTGTGATGATCATTGCAATACCATCTCTTAGTTTTGCTCTTTTGTTTTTATCCATATGTGCCTCCTACACTTTCTATAAATTCTGCTTTATTAATTTTAAAAGAAACGAGGCTGCCATTTCGACAGCCCCAAAATCTACCTTTTCTTCTTTCTTTCGTACTTTCTAGCGTGCTTGTAGCTTTTCTTTATTACGGCATCTGCCGTATACTTTCTATCTCCTGGGTATAAAGCTTCTATCTTCTGAGCGTAGATTCTTGCAGTTTCCATATCTCCTCTCGCAAGTGCTTTATTAATGTATGGATAGTAACTATATCTTATGCCATCTTTTGCACTTCTAAGAACCTCTTCACGTTGAAAATCGATATTTGTTGGATCAATTTTTTCTATCTTAGAAAGCTGTTTTTCAACTTTAAGATTATCACCTTCTTTAATCCCTCTCTTAAGTTCTTTCATATACTCTGTTTTGATAGAATAACGTGTTTTTTCAATGGCAAGCTCAGCTGTAATTTTTTCGCCTTTTTCGATAATATCCATTTTGTTGAATTTATTAGCTATTCTTTCAGCTTCGCTTATATTTCCTTGTAGTATAGCTGATTTAATCTTCTTATATTCCTCGCTTTTTATCTTGTTGATTCTGCTTTGGAAATACTCCTCTGCATCTAGCATACTATTTCTTGCCGCAAGACTCTTTGCGAGTTTTTCAGCCTCTTCATTCTTGCCTTTCTTGATAAAGTTATCCATTTCATCATTATGGTTTCTCTTAATGCGATTAATCGTTTCTTTATCAATTTTCTCTCTTGTGTATTCTTTATCGTTTTCAAGAATGTATTTAGCTGCCTTTTCTCTCGTTTCGCTATCGTACTTTTCGGAGTCGGTCGCAACGCTTTTAAAGTAACCTTTATTACCCTTGTATGTTTTCTCAATCTTTGAGAAGTCCATTAGTAAATCTTGCTTTGTATTTGCACCAGTGAAAAAGTCGTGTATCGATGCCAAATATACAAATGAGCCCTTCAAATCCCTATAGACTACGTCCACAGGAAGCCCAAAGAATACACCTGCTGCGTTAGCAATCTTTTCAAGTTTTGTAACTAGACTATTTTTAGGATCTATACACGCCTTGTATGCGTCACTAATTTTTACAAATAGAGACATATCTAGTCTTGATGGTGTATAGCCTTGTAGTGCTGACTGAATATCCTTTCCTACAGGTAGCATGGCTATAGGATTTAGTTCCCCAAATAGATTTCCGTCTGTATGGAGTTTGTTCTCTCCTAGAAGCGCATCGAGGAATCGTTCAACGATATTCTTGTCCTTTTTATCATCGTCCGCTATGTGTCTTATTGCAGCATCATAAAAAGATTTCATAACCGCCATTGCTGCCGCCGACGATATGAACCAGCCGAACTGTTTTGCAACTAGCTTTCTAGCTTCTGATACATTGCCTTCATCATACATCTGCTTTGCAATTTGCGTATTGGTAATGAACAGTGACAGCGTTTTAGTTGGCTCTGATAAGAATGCTGTTAACACTGATGATCCTACATCCTTTTGCCTCATTAGTTCAGATCTTGATAGTACAGAGTCGAACACCTGAGTTCTATACACAACTTCTCTAAACTGTTCATTTACTGCTTGCCAGTATCCTTCATCTCCTTCATGGATGTTCATCGTTTCTTCAACTTTGAGTTTACAAGCACCCCAGATTTTACCCCACGTCATATTATCAAGGAAACCGTACATATCAAGTGTTACTTTCTCTAGTTTATTTTCCTTGTTAATCATGGCATTAGTAAGACTTGGTCCCACATCTGTTGAATAATAGCCTAGGTCTTTCCACACAGCGACACCAGAGTGCTGTTGCATCTCTTTTACCGCATCGCGTGAATACTTGCTCCTAGCTAGATATTTTGGATTTATCACAGCGGACGCTCTAACTATTGACATAGGCTGCTGCATAGCCACTCTTCCGTTGGCTGCAATTGCAGCACGCTTTGCCGTTCCTATAATCTTGGTTGTGATAGGCATCTCGCTTTTTGCGATATTACCGTTTACGTCCTTTAGGAATTTCTCTATGTATTCGTTAGCCTCTCTACCATATGCGCGTTCGATTGCCTCTCTAACAGAACCTTTAATTACGCCATCTTCTCCGTATCCTCTATAGTTCCATACATTTTCTAGGTCTTGTAGCGGCATAGATAGTGCCTGGTACGCACTCATAGCGCTTATATGGTTTGATGCGACACTTAATACGTTATCTAATACAACCGCATTCTTTGCTGATGGTTTCGTCTTCTTTGCAAATCCAGGATTGATAATTTTAGTTACCGCTGCCTCTTCAACATTGGCATCTACAGTTTCTCTTGCAATCTTGATAGGGAAATACTTTTCTTCTGTAAACTTGTTGTATCCCCATACTTTCATGGATACTTCATTTCCCCAGTCAGATACCGTTGTATTAAGGTAATGCTGAATCATCTTTGCACACTTTATTTCTTCCGGAGATAAGCTCTTAACGATATTTATAATATCACTACGTGTTATCTTTTCCCTCTGCACGGAACTTTTTCTAAGCGCAGTATTTTTACCGAGTTTTTTCGGTTTAACTTCTGCAGTCTGAATACCACCAGTAAGAATGTGCTCTAGTGCCTGTTTTCTTTCGCTGAGAAGGAATAATGTTACCATCTGCCCATGAGTTAGGTTTAAAGTTTTCCCAGATTCCAGCTTGAATGATTCTACTTTTGAATCTTCCCAGATAGTATTAAATGTATCTTCTCCTACAGCCTCTTGAATTCTCTGAAATTCATTTTGGGCGCTCTTAACATTCATAGCGTGATCATCAAAGCCAATCGTTATCTCTTTAAACAGTTTATTGAGAGTGCCACCCAGTACAGCAAATCTATCTGCCGGATTAATATTTCTCGAGAATATAAACTTGGATACAGCACTAGCTCCACCAGCATAGCGATTCTTTTCTGCTTTTTTGCTGAGTTCACTAATTACCGCATTTCCTGTTTCGCTGATTGTTTTGTACTGGTCATACTTAAGCATATCGTTATGCTTATTTATAATACTGTCTAGACCTCTAATAACATCTCTCACGCTTTCGATGGTGTCTGCATCCATATCGACAAGCCTTGATTCTTTTAAAGCCTCAAGAACTGAATCAATTTGATTCATAAAATCTTCGTCCTCAACAAAACTAAACGTACTATCACCGTCGTTCTTTTCTTCAAGCACCTTGCGATATTCGTTTTTTAACTCCATGAAGTTTTCATAGGTCTTGTTATATCCGTGCGTTTCATAGAACGCGTCGCCACGATCTGTAGAAAAATCCATCTCAGATAGAACCTTTGCGATAGATTTCCTAAACTCTTCCGGCATGAACTGCGTATTGGTAGGTTTTAACAGCTTGTTTGATAATTTGTTAGAGTACCACTTAATGCTATTAATTGCCTTACTCTTTCTGTTCAGCTCGCTACGTTCTTTTCTTAAATCTCGCTTTAGCTCGCTTACTGACTCCCTTTCTTCTTTAATAGCACTTTCAAGTTCTTCTATAGCCTTGTCTTTTTCTGCTATTTCCTCTTCATGTTTCTTTTCTGCTTTTTGTCTCTTTATTGTCTCCCTTTCTTTTATTTTGTTTCTCGCTTCTTTTACGGCGGCTTTAAGCTTTTCTTGCTGCTTATCTGCATAGGTCATTTCTGGTTTCATAGAAATTGCGTTATCTAGTATTAATTCCGTGATATCACTAGCAACATTTTTATACTCACCATTAATTAAACCGTCTGTCTCTGCAGATGTTTCGACCATATCTACAGCGTTACATAGATTCTTTACAGCTTCTTCTGCATCTGCTGCATCTGATGCGAATAATTCAGGATATTTCTCGCCTAGTTTATTCTGGAAGAAGTCATACACCAATTCAGCAGGCATTGTATGCTCACTGTTGATATCTGTTGTAAACCTTAATGCGTGACCATATCTAGCCTTTAGTTCCTGATAATTTAGTTTCTTTGCTAATTCTGGAGAAATATAAATTTTACCTACACTGAGTAGATCTATTACTTGCTTCTTTGTTTGTAGGTTTTCCTTTATATTATTCTCGTTCGAATTAAGGAGTGCATTCGATAACCTTGCAGCTGCAGAATATGCTGCACTAGCGTTTGGTGTTGCCTGGTGCACGGCCGACCAAACCTCTTCATAGATTCTCATAGCATCTTCTGCCGGCATTTTCGAACCGGTGTCATTAATCAGCTTGTTTATAAGCTTCTTTGACTTTGCCTGCTCTGGCTTATCCATAGCACTTCTTTTCATGCTAGCTTTTAGCTTGCTGATTTTTGCCTCTTGCTTATCTGCATAAGTAACAATAGGCTTAATCTCGCCAAGACTGGCTTCTAGATTAGCTTTAACATCCTTTATTAGTTCATCTTCATATTCAGCAATTTCCTTTTCAGTGTACTGAGTTAGATTTGCACCGCCATCAAAAAGATAGACTTTATTATCTTTTACCGATGCATACTCAGCAATTGTAGCTAGAGCTGTAACAAAATCTGTAACGTCGTCTAGACTTCTTCCGTCAACCTTGATAGTGTCTCCGAATAGCTCGTTCATTTCAGATAGCATGTCATCAACTGGAACAACGTATTCCATTCTATCGATATTCTTATTAAGTTTTATTTTGAAAGCACCATCGATATAATCTTTAAACTTCCCAAATGTACCGTATCTATTCTTGATTTCTGCTTCTAAATCTTCATCGATAGAGATAGTCATATTTTTAAGGTATCTCTGTACATCCCTTATTTCTGGAGATATGCGATTAGTCTCATAGGTATTCTTAACAATCTCTCTTGTTATTTCGTTTAATAACCTCTCTTTCGTTGCATCATCACCTGATTTAGCTGCTTTATAAAGATTGTGATAGTCGATGCGTAAATCTTCTGCTTTTACATCTGAACCGACCTCTGTTATTAGTTCTTTCAGGTAACTAACAACAGATGACCTTTTAGGTATGGTTCCCTTTGTTTTAGTCTGATTTAGAATCAGTGCATCGATTTTCTTGTTAAGCTGCCTGATGGTGTTAGAATCAGCCTGCTGATTGTTGGGAATATCAAAGATATTGTTTTTTCTCTGGTATTTTTCCTTGACCTCTTCATTGTTCTGTGATAGATTTACACTATCAATACCAACATGGGCGTTATTTTTACTATCTTCATTGATAGCTTGCCAATGTTGGTCTTTTTTTATTTTTTCGAATTTAATGTTGTAAATAAAATCCCCATCAGTCCGGTTTTGCACATTAATCAATAATTTATACGGCGTTTCTCCTATTACAATTTCTTTTTTGTAGTACTCCCATTTGATTACATTTTTATGTTCCTTCTTTTCATCTCCAGGTCTTATGTATTCCGAATTCTGTAACAGTTTCGATAAATCCCCTTCATAGAATAGATTCACCTTTTTATTAAATGCATTAATCGATTTTGTTTGTTTGTCACCGTAAAAATTCTTTCCTGCAAAATCCTCATGTGGCTTAGCTGTATACTTTCTACCTTTGCCGTTATCGAATTCAACAGTTAATACTTCTCCGTTTTTAAATCTCTCCGTTAATTCTGTTCGCTTTTCTTTTTTTGTGAGCTTTTTCGTTTTGCTAGAAATTGAGAAAACATCTCTACCCTCTGAATCCTTACCTTTATACATGAATTTGATTTCATCATCGTTATTAACAGCCTCTTCAAATTTATCTATTTCAGGATTCATTAAAGCTTCTGTCCACATTTCTTGTGCTTTTTCCAGGATTCCTAGTTCTTCAAGCCACTTACCGCGGTATTCCCCTTTTAATGCGTTTATAACACTCTTGCTTAATGTGTTTAACTTATCTACCGTAGACTTAATAGCCTTGAGGATTGTCTCTCCAAGGCTTTTATTTTTTTCTACAAGTGTTTTGACTGCTGCTTCTGCATCAGCATCGCCCTTCCAGAAAACATCTGTAGCATCCGCTAGCAATTCATCTTCTGCTTCGGCACGTGATATGTCCTTGTAGTCATTCATATACTTGTTGAGTTTATTTTCATACTCAGCAAGATTTGAGTTATAGAATTCATCAAGCACATACTTTTTAAATGCTGCATACTGCCTAGGTGAATTAACCTGGATATGGTGTGTTACCTCGTGTTTTAAAACATCAACGACGGGGCTATCTGACCTCATGGAGATATGGATAGTTCCGTTCTTGTAATAGCCGTTTACCTCCTTATCTTCGGAGTCTTTGATATTCTCTTCAAGAGATATTTCAACACCAAAAGACTTAGCGAGTGTTCTGTACGCGTTAATCATAGAATTACTCATACTTACGTTCTCACCAAGTGTTACTCTTCCGGCTTTAAATCCTATCGGTAGCTTTGACTTATTTGTAATGATGTTGTTATCTTCTCTCTCGGCTTTTCCTATCTCATATATCTTTTTACGGATATCTGCAGGTACTAGCTCACTTTGGAATATAGCCTTGTCAAGATTCTTGTAGTCTAATCCTCTTCTTCCAGAATCGTAGAAGTAATTAAATGCGTGTGCATAGTTTATAAACTCTTCGCCTTCCTTCACATTCTTTGCGCCTTCGTCGAACAGTTTTTCTATTTCTGGATTTGTTTCCATGCCAATAGATGCTAGCATTTCTTTTTTTGCTGCATCCTTTGCTTTTGGTAATATTTCTTCAACGTTGCTCTCGTATCTCGCTCCCATAAATGAGTTTAATTCTTTCTTGAAGTGCTGCGTTTCTCTAGCACCACCCATTATCATTCCATTGTTCATTCTAGGCAGCATTCCTACATTTAAGTCCTGTGTTGTCTCATTTTGGATTAATTCAAGAGCTGGGTTGTTATCTGCTGTGAATAGTACATTTTCTACATCTGCACTACTTCCTGTTCCCTCTAGTATCCTAGCTACCGGGAATGATAATTCATCAATAGTCTTCTTAGGAGTATCTGCATCCTGCAGATACTTCCTAACTTCTTTTTCTCTGTTTGCAACTTTTTGAGTTAAAAGCACGGATGCTTTTTCTCTATCGTATTCAGTGTTTAGTCCTTCTTCGGATCTGATAATAAAACTACCTGATACATTCTCTGCGCCTCTTATGCGTGATTTCTTTGCAGCACTTAAAAGCATCTGGTCATGTTCTGTTAGTTCTCTTCCGGATTCAATTTTATGTTTTAAATCCAAAATAGCGTTATTCAGAACTTTACCGCCCTTAAGTCTGTTCTTGTCAATCGATCTAGCGAAATTGTTTGCACTAGACTTTTCAGACATAGCAAGACCTGCCTGCAGTATTTTTTCTTTGTCTTCTGCAGACAGTTCAATATCCATATTTACTCCGCTAGGTCCACCAACAATACCACCTATTGCTGTTCCTACTATTCCTTGATAAGCAGCGTCCGCAAGGTATCCTGTAGGGTTTTCTGCTATTTTCTTAAAAGCATCAGGATCGTAAAATCTATCAGATATAGGCTGGAGAATTGCATTCATGAATTCTTCTACGCCTTCGGATGATGCAGCTAGGCCAAGCTTAATCGCTTTATATCTTATCTCGTCAGCCGCGGTCCCCTTTGCGAATCTAGCAGCCATTTTGTTAGCAAACTTTTCAGCGCTGTTATCCAGAAGTCCTCTACCTGTGGAGTTTCTCATAATATTTGATGTACTCCACATTTTTTCAGTTCCGATATTGATTCCTGCGTTTGTTAATCCTGTACCCCACTGAGCATATATGCCAGCACCTGCAGCTCTCGCATCTCCTGCACCTTGTCCGAACGCATTTACGCCCATTACAGGGAGTACCCCTACTCCTGTAAATTTACCCACAGCTAAATCAGCAAGGAAACCTAGTGTTCCTTGCGCAATATCTATAGCGAACTTTTGCCCAGTGCTAGGCTTTTCAATTACGCCCTCTCTTGGTTCGTTACCGTTTTTATCTTTTAAGTATAGCTTTCTCTTGAACTTGCCGGCTTTGGTATCATACTGCAGTTCTGTTTTATAAATACCTGCCTCTTTTGCCATGTAGTTCAGCGCTTCGGCTTTCTGCCTTGTTTTCTCAACGTATTTATAGAATCCGCTAAACGCATCTCTAGCGTCTTTTGACAGCTTGTCAGCATCTAGCATTCCATTCTTGATATATCCTAGTTCGCTGTATCTCTTTAGATCCTGGTGCATACTCTTAGGATCAAGTGTAGGTGTTGAGGTAACAGTCCACGCTGCATTAAGTAAGTCAGATTTTTTAGATTCAATTAAACCTTTAAGAGCATATAACGCACGTCTATCCGAATTATTATTTACACCTGCCATCTGCGTATTATTGAATATATCATTTGCACGCCTAACAGGATCTTTGCTTACATAATGCTTGTTATCTCCGTAGATAATTTTCTTTACTGCTTTTCTTGCAGCTGCTCTTGCCTCTGCAGGTGTATTTCTTCTAAACGCTATAGGAGCGTACCCCATTCTAGCAGCCTTTTTATACGTTTGAGATTTAACCGACTTACCTTTTTTAGCCTTACCTGTTAAAATCCCCTTTACTGCATTCTGGGCAATTTGAGCAGCGACGCTAGGAACGTATGATACAACCTGCGTTGACTGTTCTTGGGAACTACGCCCCCTTCCTTTTCTTCCTCTTCGGCCGTGTCTTCCGCCCCCAGAGCGCCGACCTGCTCTAGAGGCTGAGTCTTTTTTTAACTGATACTCTCTTTCCCAGTGTGAGTCGCTCACGCTGTCTCTTCCTTGCTGATAGTTGAAGTTTCTCTCCCAGTGACTGTCTGATACATTGTCTCTTTGTTTTTGATAATCAAAATTTTTATCCCAATGTGAATCAGCAACACTGTCTCGTAGCTTCTGGTAATCAAATGTTTTATCCCAGTGTTGATCAGCGACATTGTCTCTTCCCTGCTGATAATTAAAGTTTCTCTGATCAGTAAATCTGTTGTATGCCGAGTCATCTAGTGACTTCATAGTTCCAAGTAGATTTAAGCCGTAGTTTCTATCTGCGTTAAATCTGTCATATGCCAAGCGCTCAAGCTCTGGTATCTTATCTGTTAAAGCTTGATTGTACTGATTCTGTGCCTGTGCTGCTGCGCTTACTGCGTAAGTACTTGCTCTACCACCAGTTAATGCTGCTTGATTGGCTAGAGTGTTTTCATTTGCTCTATCTCCAAGCCTTGCATATTCTTTAGCTAGTGCCTGATATGACACATCTGTCATAGGATCATATTTAAAATTAGCCGTGTTGTCCTGCGCCTTTTGAACGAGTGCCGCAATCTGTTCGCTGTATGCGCTTTTGAATGGATCTTTATTTGCCATGCCTTCCTCCTGGTTTTCTTTTTTATTACATATTACACTTTTGCTTGTGCGTTTTCGCTCTCTTCATAATGCAGAAAACGCCACCAACTTAACAGTTGATGACGTTTCCAGTACATCCTACTACAGCATGGTAGTCGATTAACAAAATTACGATTCGTATATGAATAAATCGCTTTGAACTTGCCATGACCCTCGTCTAACTTCATACACATGCCCTGCTACTACAGGCACTGTTATCGTACCATAGTGTTGGTTGAACTCTATAGTGTGCATTCCGATATATGCATCAATATTTTTGTCTTTGATGAAAATATATGCCGAGTCAGCTTGCGCTCGTCCAGCGCATACAAGTGTTCCATTCTGCGGCGCAGTCCACGTACCGCCCAGTGTAATGCGTTCTTGGGTTTTTGTTCTACCCCCCCCATGTACTATACCTATCATACTACCACCTCCTAGATATACTCAATTACTACCTTGATATCGCAGTTTTTCCACTCTGCGCCAGATATAAGTTGTAGAACGTTTCCTTTGATTACTGCTGAAATTCCCCACTCTATGTATCCGCCATTGCCATAATTTAACATTGGATAAGAGAGTGGTAATACGTAACCAGCTTTATAGTGTACTACTCCAGTTATAGATATAATGCGAGAGGCAGCAATATCTATCGTTTCTATATTGTTTTGTCCTACTGCGATATTTACGCTATCTTTTCTCACGATTTTTCTTTGCGTTGTTGCCGCATTTACCGCTCCTATCATTAATTACCTCCTACAGCGTTCTGAGCCTCTAGGCTCATAGATTTTGTAAACTTGCAATTGATTCTGATATCTTCTTTAGGCTCTCTCGTTAGGTATACCTTAAGGTAGATATCATTAGCTGATTGCTCATATAGTCCCGACTCTGTATTTGTCTCTAGTGCACATATAGGGTATAGCTCTGAGTAAATCTTTTCAGGATATAGCTCTGGGAGCCATTTCTCATCCATTTGTTCTCCTAACATATCTCTAGGTAGTGCTAGTTCAAATATGTATTTCGCTCCAGGAAATCTAGTTGAATTCATTAACGCAGTGTCTGTAGTAATTTCTATATCAATAATTACCACTCCGTTTCTATGCCCTCTAACAGGACCTCTGAACACTGTTTCTTTTTTGAATTCCGCACCTTTCGATACAATCATATCGAGATCACATTCAAACGCATCTCTTTCGGATGGTTTGCCAAGCGCAAACCCCCTTCCGGTCGCCCTAAAATCAAAAAGCTTGAAAGCAGATTGGAAGAACATGTGGCTCACTCCATCACCACCTAGTCCATCTGATGCATACAGTGCAAAGTTGTGTGTATACGATTTATTAACTGCCACAGTTACATCATATGTTGATGTAACCCACCCAGATGCATCAGTATCTGTTTTGATTAGTTTTGTGGTGAGGTTGGTAGGTTTGTAAGCTGATTCATTCGACCTTTTGATTTTTCCGCTTAAGGTTATTTTATCTACTTTCTTTGCGGCGCCACTCACGTTTATAGGGAACCATCCAACTTGAACCTGTGCAGTTCGATAGCTTCCGCCTTTTTTCGCCGTTCCATCTGCGTTTGACTCATAAGGATTCTTAACTACTGTGATTCTCGGTTCGCCATAAAGTGCCAATTTTGTAATACATTTACCACTTTCATTTAATGTATTCTTTTCGTTTGCAGCGCTGATGTATGCTATTAGCGGTTCATATTCATGATATGCTGGCGAAAAATAGTGAGTTGGTATCACTACATCCGGGAGTTCGAATCTATAATTTAATTCGTCTCCGCTTTCAGTTATAGTGTATGAATTTGGACTCTTTAATTCATTCACGTTTACTTTTTGGTTTTCACAAATAGTAACTGTTTTTAGCCTTACCTCTTCATCGTAGGTCGATGCATACAAATAGTAAGGCTTCATTTTATCTGTAAGCGTGCCACGAACCACTGGCGTTACCGTTGAGTATCCCGGTATAATGCATCCGTACCCCTCTTCAAGAGAGCTGTATTTTTTATCTACCGGGATAAATTCATATATGCATGTATTTGCCATTAATCTTCTACCTTTCCAAATGATAAACTGCCTGTTTCGGTATCAGGCATAAACGCAAATTTGCCAAGCTT